AATCGGGCAACATATCAGGTGGAGAGCTTGTCCCTGCTGTGTACCAAAACTCTTGGGGTAGAAAGTCAAGTTCACCGATCCCGTTTGTGTGGGGTCACAATTGGACTGTTGCTAAGGGCCAATATGACGTAAGGATCCGCAAAGCTAATACTGACTACAACCTTTCGAATTTCATCGAGAAGATGTTTTGGACTGCAATGCGTACGATTACTAATGAGAACCCTGTAAAGATGCCTGGATTAGCTCTTACTGCAATACGAATTAAAGCTTCGCAGCAATTGAATGGAGTGGTTGATAACCTTAATGCTGTCGTATCCAGACACATCAAGGATTGGGATACCGGATCGTCTACCTGGATTGTAAGGCAAACTTCTAATCCCGCTAGTATATTCAGAGAGATTTTGCAAGGTCCTGGTAATGCTCGCCCACTAGCTGATAGCCGACTAGATCTAGAAACTCTGCAGACCTGGCACACGTTCTGTGCAACTGAGGGTCTAGAGTTCAATATGGTCAGAGACTTCATCTCCAGTGTGTGGGACACACTTAAGGATGTCACCGCCGTTGGCAGGGCAACACCCACCATTAGAGACGGTAAGTGGAGTGTATCAATTGACAAAGCCCAAACTACTCCAGTACAGCACTTCACTCCCCGCAATTCGTGGGGATTTGCAGCACAAAAAGCATTTCCTGAGATCCCTCATGCTTGGCGCATTAGGTTTCTGAATAGAGACAAAGACTGGAGGCAGGACGAGAGGATTGTCTACGACGACGGCTACACAGCTGCTAACGCCACTAAGTTTGAAATACTAGAAATGCCAGGCATAACCCATCCAGATCACGTATGGAAGGATGGGAGATACCACCTTGCGGTAGCAAGGCTACGTCCAGAGGTCTACGCATTGTCGGTAGATCTGGAGCATATTGTAGCGTCGAAAGGAGATCTAGTTCGCGTCAGCCATGACGTACCAATATGGGGACAGCATACCGCACGCATCAAGAGCCTAGTCGTTTCAGGACCCAACACCACAGAGCTCGTGCTGGATGAGCTTGTTACGATGGTAACAGGCAAGAGCTATAGCTGTCGCGTTAGGCTGGCTACAGGCGTATCTCAAGTGCACGCCTTAACTCTCCAAGTTGGAGAGTTCAGCAATATCATTCTTACCACTCCAGTTACCACTTCTACAGGTCCACAGGCCGGAGATCTCATTATGGTCGGCCAGACTGGCTTGGAAAGTGTTGAGTTGGTGATTAAGAACATTGAGCCACGGTCTAGTCAAACTGCATTGCTTGTCTTAGTAGATGCATCTCCGGCAATTCACACTGCTGATGAGGGGACTATACCTCCCTTCGAGAGTGGTATTTCTGATCTGACAGGTCCTACAGTGCCTGTCATATCAAGCATCATCAGTGACGAAACTGTGATGCTTGTCAGTGCAGATGGATCTCTCGCTCCGCAAATGATCATCACTTTCACAGCTCCCTGGGTGCGTGACCTTACGGTCACGGCATTAACTGTACGTTACAGAGAGACGTCTGAAGATGTACCAAACTCGTGGAGGTCTATTACTGTATCTTCTACAGACCTTCAGGTGTACATCACTGACGTTGAGCAAGGAGTTACTTACGACATTCAAGCTGTGTACGAAGGACCTTCTGCTTTTCCTTGGACTACCCTTATTACCCACACTGTAGTGGGAACTAACACATCTCCACCAGATGTTACCATATTCTCCGTAGTGGGGGCAAATCTCACTTGGGACTACAGCTCATCAATACCTCCAGACTTTGCTGGGTTCCAGATTCGGTATATTCTCGGCGCTACAGCTAACTGGGATGCTGGAACTCCTGCTCACGCTGGCAATCTAACTGTGTCCACTTTCGACCTGACTACTCTACCGTCAGATATTATTACTGTCATGCTCAAGGCGGTAGATATCACAGGTAACGTAAGTGTCAACCCTGCATCAGTAACCATCAACTATGGTGGAGGTATTGCTGCTGGTGTTGTAGTCACTGTAGACCTGGATGCTGCAGGGTATCCTGGGACTTTGGTTGACGCCACAGTTGTAGGTACTACTCTGTTGGCGAATGAGGTGGCAGGTCAGTCCTACTTGCCCACCGGAGGTGATCCGTATCTGCCAACTGGTACAGATCCCTACTTGCCTGTCAACTATGAAGATTTAACCTGGGATACCAAGTCCCTAATCGTTGCAGGTCTGTACATCCCAGCGAATATCATATTCCTGCCAACTGTAGTAGGACAAAACCTGTTACAGTACAGACAGCAATCCTCAGGTAATTACCTACCTGTAGGTACTGACTCCTATCTACCTACTGGAGGGGCTTCGTATCTACCTCCAGCAATTGCGTATGGATCTTTCGCCTCCTGGGCTGGCATCTTGACTGCTGATGTTCAGTACGACGAGATTCAGTTTCGTGTTACCACAAATGCGAGCACAACTCGTGGTAAGATAACTAATGCTGACTTCATCATTGATGTGACGGATGAATCGGAAAGCGTTACAAGCCAGGCCATCTCGGATATTGGAACTAGGCTTGCGTTGGCTAAAGGGTATAAGGAGATTCTGAGTGTCAGTATATCTATTCAAACTGGAGGAGCTGTAGAGGCTTGGATGGTTGATAAGAGCATTGTACTTGGCCCATTGGTTTATCTGTACAACAGTCAACGGCAACGTGTAGCTGGCATCATCAGCGCTACCGTGCAAGGAGTCAAGGGATGACGACGTTACCAGCAGCTGGGTACTTCTCCGGTGCAATAACCAATGCTCAAGCCAAACAAGCTCAGGATGATACTCTAGCTGTCATTCGTGAGCTTGAGGGTGGTGAGACAGAAAGCACTCTCACTATCGCTACCGGGCTGGTAACTCCAACCCGTGCAGTGCACTCTATTGATACGGAGGCAGCGGCATCTACTGATGATCTTGCCAACATTGCCCAAACCAATCACACTGATGGGCGCCTACTGATAATTCGCTGCGCCAACAATGCCCGCAACGTGGTAGTTAAGCACTTGGCTGGAGGTACCGGGCAGATCAACCTAGCTGGAGCAGTTGATACCACTCTGGCCGACACCACTCAGTGGCTTCTCCTGAAGCGTACAGGATCAGCTTGGGATGAGATTGGCAGGTTCTACGGGAATCAAAAGCAGTCAGCAAGATCCTTCTTCGGATTCACTACTGCTGCTGGTGATGCAGACAACTTGTTACAGGTTAATGCAGGTGGGACAGGCTTTGAGCAGATCGGGCCTAACAAGACATTCCGTAACCAACTGCTCAACGGAGCGTTCAGCTTCTGGCAACGTGGGATCTCGTTTACCGCCACGGGATACTCTGCTGACAGGTGGAGATTTGTTCTCGGTACTAGTGCTACGGTCACCACATCTAGGCAAGCACACACTCTAGGCCAGACTGACGTTCCTGGAGAGCCTACGTACTACATCCGCATGAATCGTTCAGTTACTGGTTCTACGGCCTCTAGTGTGGAGCAGAGAATTGAGAGTGTGCGCACTCTCGCAGCTAAGAAGGTCACCTTCTCCTTCTACGCTAAAGGCAGCTCGTCATTCACTCTGAACTACTTAATCCGCCAGAACTTTGGCACGGGTGGCGCTCCTTCTGCTAACGTGGATACGGCTACTCAGAATGCCTCCATCACTACTGCGTGGCAGAGGTTCACCTACACTGTGACCTTGGGTAGCATCTCTGGTAAGACGTTAGGTACTGACAACAATGACTACCTCAGCTGCCTACTCGAGTTGCCTACAGCTGCCGCTAATGTTAGTGTGGACATCTCAGATGCGCAAATCGAGGAGGGGCCAATAGCCACCAAGTTTGAGCGTCGGCCTCTTGCTGTTGAGCTGGCAGCTTGCTTGAGGTTCTACGAGAAGTCCTACGAACTTACCGTTAACCCAGGAACCGCAAACAACACAGGATCAATCGGCTTCCGCGCTGTAACCAGTCACATACAATACGTGCCGTTTACTGTTACTAAACGGGCACAACCCACCATAGCACTGTATAGCCCCTCTGATGGGGCAGCTACTAACTGGAGGGATGTGACTGCTGCAGCAAACCTAGGGGTTACAGTTGATGTGCTAGGTACGAGTGGTGTTACAATCTTTCTAACCGCTCCCACATCTGGCAATCACTTTAGAGGTCACTGGACAGCTGACGCAGAACTTTAACTAGAAGAAGGGCGACTAAGAAATGGCTGTTAACGAGAACCGTCTGATCGCAATCATGCTCAGTATGTTTGGCACTCTGGGCAGTGTTGCAATCATTGGCGGTGTGGTAATCTATCGTGATATCGGCAAGTTGTTCACGATCATGGAGGAGCGCAAGACAACCTCGGACATCGTCGCCCAGACGGCGCAGAACAACCGCCAGAACATCGAGACCCTGCGAGAAGCTGTAGCGGTCCTACGCACGAGTCTGTCGATTGTCGAGGGGGTCGTCGTTCGGACTCGCGAGGAACAGGCACGCCGAACGACAACGATCGAGCAGGCTCAGCTCGACGCTCAGCGGATCAGAACTCTGGAGGAAGAGCTCGACCGTATGCGTCTGATGTTGCAGGCTTTAGAAATGCGCCTTCGCATCGCAGAGAACATGCTCATCAGATTGCAGCCTCCACCCAACACATCAACCTTCGGACAGATGGTGCCATGAAAATGCTAGACTTCAAGGGCTGGACTGTCTTCTGGAGAGCTGGAGCAACTGCGGCTATCGCAGCCGTGAGCGGGCTGATAGCTGTATCAGTTTACCAGCGCTTCCTTGACATCTGGAACCTGCCACCTATCGTCTCCTCACACACGCAGAATATCAAGGACCTGCAGGAGCGATAACATGCCCAGTTCTGTGTTAGGTGCAACTGCTATACCCGCACGAATCACAGGTACTGCATCCTTCAAGGTGTCTCAAGGTCGGACTTCCACACTTGGGGCATACTTGATGAGGGTCTAGCGGATGCAACTTCAGGGGACGATCCCAATCAACATTACCTTCGTCCTTTAAGACAATCTTACGTCCGGGGCCAATTAGCAGCGATGGGTCCTTCCGGACGTGTGCGTCAATTACAGCACCTATGTACGCAACTAACGACCCGTAGTACTTTCCTTCGATCCATGCAGCGTCATGTGAACTACGGATTTGCGAAAGCTCTTCGCCTATGAAATCAGTGTCTCCCCCCTTACGTAGTACGGCTGATATCATCCGGGTAAGAGCCATAGTCCACTCAGCTAGGTGAGCAGCTTTAGAGGAAATGAACACTTCGTAGGGCTTGCCTTCATTGTCATTGATCGTTAGGTACAAAGCAGCATCAAGTGACGGCCACTTGAGCTTGTAGGTACTACCTGACAAGATTGTCGGTCTTGGGGCTAGTACTGGCTGGGCGTCCTTCAGAACCAGTTGTTTACCCCCTTCACTCGATACAGTCTTGAGCTCTTTGGTAGCGTCTTCAAGAATGCTTCCGCGAACATCCGAAGGCCTGTAAGTTGTAGTGCTCTTGCAGCCTAATTTGTACGCAAGGTCATAAACGCTCTTGAACTCTTTGAATGTCATGTCTTCAGGACAGTTGATGGTCTTGGAGATGCTGGCATCAACATGCATTTGGCAAGCAGCTTGCATCCTCACATGATCTTCAACCTTGAGGTCTTTGGTTGTGACGTAGTAGTCTGGAAGTATCTGCTCTGGATGTAATGAAAACCAAAGACCTGCAGCATAATCTAGAACAGTATACTCTTGGTATGACCCATCTGCCTGTAGCACCTTACGCTTCATGGATGGTGTGAATACTGGCTCAAGCCCAGAAGATACATTGCCATAATAAATTGACGTTGTGCCTGTAGGCGCAATAGTTAGCAGGACTCCGTTGCGCAGTCCATGAGCACGAATCAGCTCTATAGCGCTCTCATCCATCTGCGTCAGGAATGGGGCCTCACATACTGCCGCTTCGATGTAAGAGAGGAAGGCTCCTCTTTCCTTAGCAAGAAGTGCTGAAGCTTTGTATGCATTCAGAGCAATGAATCTCATGATGACTTTAGTCAGCTCAATTGCCTCTCTGCTTCCATACCTCAATCTGTGCTCAATGAGGGCATCTCCAAGCCCAGTGATTCCTAATCCTAGACGTCTCTTATGCATTGACTCCACGCGCTGCTCTGACAGAGGGTATTGGGTAACATCTAAGACATTGTCTAGAAATCTGACTCCAATCTGCACTACAACCTTTAAGGTGTGCCAGTCTATCGCAGCGCTGTGTGTGAACGGGTTCAGCACTAGACGGGCTAGATTGATGGAGCCTAGATCGCAAGCACCGTACGGAGGAAGGGGTTGCTCGCCACAGGGATTAGTGCAGCTTATAGTTTCGCAGTACTGAAGGTTGTTGGTCTTGTTCACTCTGTCAATAAAGATAATGCCAGGTTCTGAGTACACGTAGGTAGTCTTGATAATGAGGTCCCACAACTCTCTAGCTGGTAACTCCTGATATACATACCAGGTCTCGCCACTTGCACCTTGATATGTTTGCACATGCTTGTTATCAGCTCGAGGTTCTGTAAACCTGAGCTTCCACGATGCATCGTCTCGCACAGCAATCATGAACTCGTCGGTAATCAGTACAGAGATGTTGAATTTAGTTAGACGCCCCTTGGTTGTCTTGGCGTTGATGAACTTAATGATGTCTGGATGCCAGCAAGCTAGAGTAGCCATCATAGCTCCGCGGCGAGCTCCTGCTGACATGATAGTATTGCACATTGCATCCCACATGTCAGCAAAAGGTAGAGGACCTGAAGCTTGAGCACCTTCACCTGTTCTACGGAGGATAGCACCCTCAGGCCGCAAAGTAGAGAAATCAACTCCAATCCCACCACCTTGTTGCATGGTGAGCATAGTGTCTTTGAGAGTGTCTGCTATTCCATCCATACTATCATGCATAGTACGCATGACGTAGCAATTGATTAAGGTAACTCGCTTGTCCGTGCCAGCACCAGCATGAATGCGCCCGCCAGGATTCCACAACCCAAGCTTCATGGCCTCTAGAGCTTCTTGCTGAGCATCCTTGTTATGGTCATCTCTGTAGACGCCCTTGACAACCCTATCCATGCTGTCAAATGGATGCTTTTCATTCTTCAGAGAATACTTATCACGCCAGATATCCTGCGTAATAGGCTGGCTGAAGATGTCGAATGCTGCGTGAGCTGGATCGATAGTTAGGCTGCGGGGTGCCATGCGATATACTCCTGTATTTCGGTTTGAAGCGTTTGGGCTACCTTGTAGAGGTTTGTGTCTGAAGGTGTAGCGATTACAATTTCCTGTAGAACTTTAACTGCTGCTACAGCTCCAGGTATGTCGGCTACACCCTCTGCCTTATACTGTCTCCAAGCTTTAGCAACAGTCCAGTACAGCCTGGTTGCAGCAGGAGATCGTAACCAAACGCTAAGAGGGACAGTACTGCAATCGTCAAAAATCTTCATGCTGCTTTCTTCTGTTTGAGGCTACCCCAACGTGTGCCCTCTTTAGGCTCAGCTTTGAAGGGTACGCGATTAAGCCCCCACAGCTTTGGAGTCTCTTGCATCTGCTTCAAGACAATCTCCTTGACCTCTGCTATTACCTCCGGATGCTCAGGGCACTCAACTAGGATGGAATCATGTACAAGGTTGACGATGTAGGCACCTAAAGCAAGGAGTCTCTCTCGCACAACAATTGCTGTGTACAAGGTTATGTCACTAGCTACTGACTGATGAGGGAAGTTTGCTGCCTCATTCTGCAAGCTTTGAAGGTTCTGTTTTGTCACTAAGCCGAAACGCCTCTTACGGCCAAAGCAAGTTACGATAGCTTGACGCCTACGTGGCGCTGCACGACACCAATCTATGAACCTCTTAGCCCCCCAAGATCTAATGAACCAGGAATCAACCATTCTAATACCTTCTTCAACTGGAAGACCGAACTCTTCTGCAATTGAAGGACCTTGACGGCCATATACAATGCCGAAGTTCAAAGCTTTAGCCCGCATCTTATCTTCTGATGTGAAGTCAATGCCATACATATCCTTGGCTACTTCATCATGCAGACTGCGCGTTCCGTCTATGTACACCTTACATAGAAATTCGTCACCACTCATGCAAGCAAGTGAACGGAGTTCAGCTTGATTAAGGTCAAACTCTACCAGTACAAATCCTGGAGGAGCAATGAAACTTCCACGTAGACGGGCCTCACGTGGAGTACTGTGAACATTCGGCTCTCGCATAGCCAAACGTCCGGTGACTGTACCGTGAATTAGAGC